CGTGGCTAGACACCACGGATGTAATCTGGGATACATCGCTTGGTAGACAACTCTATAATAAATTCTCCGCTGTTCGTGAGGTTGTGAAACCCCTCGAATCCCTGGTAAAAAGGAAGCTTCGCAAGCTTCCTCCATACTTCTATGAAGATGGACCAAGCGCTGAGAATAGGAGAGTTGGCTTCGTTGGCAAAATCGGGCACATTCAGGAGCCCGGCTTAAAGCTCAGAGCGGTTGCTAATCCGTTCAGAGTATACCAACTGAGTCTTTCAAGGTTGGGTGCGCAACTCTATGAGTTGCTGACTAATCTATCATGGGATTGTACCCATGATCAAGAAAGCGGGATAGCTTGGGCGCAGCAAAAACTGCGTGCAGGCCATACGATGTTTGCGGTCGATTTATCGGACGCAACGAATGTATTTCCGTTATCTTTACAGCTGAAGACGCTTAGGAGTATCAAAGGTGTATTAGAAGAGGATATCAACCTCTTTGAAACACTTTCGACATCTGCTTGGCTGACTCCCTCAGGTGAGTTAGTCAGGTGGACAAAAGGTCAACCTTTAGGGTTGTTCCCTTCCTTTGCCGTCTTTGCACTAACACACGGCTTGCTCGTTCGGTCTCTCGAGATCGAATTGGGCTTACACGGAGGTGATAACTTCCGTGTATTAGGTGATGACATCGTCATCGCAGATCCTCGTCTGCATGCTAGGTACCGTGAGGTCCTCAGCATACTTGAGGTCGGTGTTAGTGAATCAAAAACTCTAACCAGTGACAGGATCACTGAGTTCGGAGGAAGAGTTATCTTCCCGGACATGATTATTTCAATCGGAAAATGGAGAGAGATCAGTGATCGCTCTTTTATTGACCTTTTGAGAAACATCGGTCCTGGGTACATCAAGTACCTCCGCCCTCGTCAGAGGAGAGTTGCTGAAAAGATAATTACTCTGCCAGAGCCGTGGGGTCTGAACATGAACCCCGCTGGAGTAGGTGCCCTTGAAAGGCATCTGCTAGCAGAAGATTTCTTGGATAGTCTGGATCTAGACTTCCC